GCATGAAGCTGAAGCGCTGGATTTCGCGGTCGCCCATGCCAATGATCGGCGTTTCGGCGGGGCGCACCTGCTGTTGCGGCGCGCTGCGCGCATTATACGCTTCGACAAAGGCATCGAGCGAACGCCCGTCGGTAACGGCTTCGTCGCCCAGCTCGGCACAGCCGAGACGGGCGGCCAGCGTGCGAATGCTGGCGATGCGCGTGCGCTCGGCGGCGAGGATAGCGGCCCGGTCAGCTGCCGGATCGGCGACGATAGCGGGGGTCGCCGGAGTGGCGACGGGAGCGGGCGCGGGGTTGCCGTCGCGACGCTGAATTGCATTACGGATCATTTCATCTTCCTCCTCGGGAATGAGTGAGCGGGGATCGAAAGGTGGATTTTCGGCATCGCGATCGATGCCAACCGTTGCGTCCGCCGGGATCGCCACAATGCTGATCTCGAACGGCTCCCAATCGGTGATGCGATAGGTATCGTTTCCGTCGGTCGAGCTTTCGAGCACGATCGAGTAGATGCGATAACCAAAGCTGACCAGCTTGCGGATGCCGTCTATGACATCCTGAAAGACTTCCTCTGCCCTCGCCGATCGACCAAATCGCACGATGGCACGGCCGCGACGGCCCTCGAGCCAAGCCCGCTCCACAACTCCCACCTGGTCGGAGGAATTATGGTCCATCAGGAGCGCGGCGCCGTCGTTCAGCCGACCAAGCCGAACGGCTTTCGCGCCGTGATCCAGAATTTCATTGCCCCACCAGCGCTCGACAGGCGTTTCGCTGGAAAAGCTGAGTTCGACCGTGCGCGCTTCTTGGTCGATGGCGCGGACTTCGAAGGAAAGGTCGCGATACATGCGACCATCGTCGGGAAGCTCGCTGTCACGGCGGCCGATCAGGGCCGTGGCAGCCATCCGCTGCAGCACCTTCATCGCTTCGGTTCCTTTACTCGGTTTCAGGTGGCGCCGCCGGCGCTGCGGCCGGGGCTTTGGTAATGGTGAAGCCGCGCGCCTTTTCAGCGTCCAGCTCCGCCCAAACCTGCTCGGGATCGCCGCCATTCTCCCGGATAATCTGCGCACGGCTTTTGACGCCGAGTTCGACAGCGCCCTGGTTGGCGGCAATATCGGACTTAGGATCGACCCAATCCCAGCGCCGGCCCTGGAAGACAGGCGCATTGAACTTGTCGAACTTCGCCGCCGGCAGCGTCCGCAGCTCACTGTCGAACATCAGCGCGCGCGCCAGCCAGTCAGCAAATAGCGGCTCCAGAAAGTCCTCGATCAGCCAGCCTTGCAGGATCTTCCATTGCTCGCGATCGTCGAGCGTGCCTTGCCGGATGGAACTGAAGCTGACCTGCGTCAGATCGCCGGAAAGGCTATGGTAGGAGGTTAGCAGGCCGGTTGCCTGCTTCCGCAACACCGCCTTGACGAACGGTTCGAACACTTCGTTCGGATAGGCGGGGTTATACTCCTTCAGCTCATATCCCATCGGGATGACGCTCGACATGCCGGGCTCGACCGATTCGACGAATTCGCCGATATCCTCGGCAGAATCGATCTCGCCTTCGCTAGGCGGCGCAGTCAGCGGCCCGGCATCCGGGTCATTCTGCTGATAGAAGACGGCTTTCGCCGCGCCCACATTGGCAGCGATCAGCGCCGCTTCCTCGAACTGATCGAGATGGCGAGCGCCGCGCAGCGACGTTGCCGCCCATGGATAGCCGCGCCATTGGCCGGCATCTTCCGGCACGAACAGGTGATAAATCTCATTCGCCGGAATGCGGGCGAAACGCTGGCCGTTGGCACCGTACATGTCGGCGTTGCCGCTCTCGATCCGTATCCAATAGGCCACCGGCCGATTGTCGCCGTCCAGCTCCACGCCCATGCGGATGCGGTTGCCGTTCGACAGGGTCCGGTTCAGATCCTCGGGCAGCACATGGCCCGGAATGATCTGCAGCTGGAAGCGATGGATGCCGCGATCGCGGCCCTCGATCTTGCGCACCAGCACTTCGCCGTCGCGCGCCGCCATGGTGATGATCAGCTTTTGCAGCGCAACCCAGCTCAACTTGCCGGTGACATCGCACTGGCCGCGCTTCGCCCAGCGCGTGAAGGCGCGCAAAACCTTGTCGCTGTCCGGCTTGTCCGGAGTGCCATCGTCGCGGCGGCAATCCACCTTCAGCACCACTCCGGCGCTGCCGACGATGTTCGCGCGCACCAGCGCTATGAACTTGCGGCCATACTCATTGTTCAGCACGAAGTCGCGGCTGCGCGCGCGGGCTGCCCGCAGCGTCTTCAGCAGCGACATGTTGACCGTCTGATCGACGACGGTCCAGCTCGCGGTAAGCCGGTCCGTCATGCCGGCCTGCAGCGAGCGACGCCCCGTCTGCCGGACGCCGCGCGAGATCCGCTTTTCCAGGACGGCGGGCGCCGCCGCGGCGGGAAGGCCGCTGGCGTCAGCGCGGCCCAGCAACTTGTCGAGCCAGCCCATCAGAAGCTCATCACGTAGCGCCGCTGAGCGCGGGCGCCGCCGGCGGCGCGCTCCTCGGCAGTCACCTTGCGGGCATAAACTTCGCGCAGCTTTAGCAGTTCGCTATGCGAAACCCGCTCGATTGCTCGCCCGTCCGCAAGCGTCACCTTCAAATCGGTCGCGCTCGCCCGCTGCTCGATCGCCGCATTGATCGCATCGAAGACGCGGCGGGCATGCGATCGCGCGTCGGCTGCAGTCGCCGACAAGGGATCGGGCGCGACGGTGAAACCGCCAAGCTCAAGCGTGATCCGGACATCACTGCCCTTGGTTGCGAGCAGCGACCATATCCAACGTCCGGGCGCCCACATCGCCGTCACGCTCGACGCCACGGAGCCTTGCCCGCTCGCGTCAAGCGCGGCAAGCGCGGCGGCCGCCCCGCCCTGCTCGGGCGCAAAGGCGAACTTCAGCGTCCAGCCCTGGCCGGCGGGATATTGCGCGGCGGCATCCGGCTCAGATAGCGTAATGCTGTCGCCAGCGATGACGCGGTCGGCAATGCTCACGCGATCTTCCCTTCCTAGCGTTTCAGACGCCCCATCCATCCCGCCTTGCGCTGCCGCTTGGTGGCGGCGCGGCGCTGGACGTGAAGCACCGGCTTCGCAACTTCATCCATTGGCGCCTCCGGCTCCGGCTCGGGCTCGGGCGCGGTCGATTGTTCGGCCTTGATCGGGTCGGGCACCCGAAAATCGGGCGGGACCCATCGCATATCGAGGCGGGATTGCGCGAAAGGCCGCCGCAAGATGGCGGCCAATGCGTACACGATCAGATCCCACGTTTCGTTGCGGGGCCTGATCTTCTCCCACTTGCCCTTAACCAGCTGCTCGGCGGTCATTTCGTCGGCATGCTGCTCGGCGAGATCCTGCGGCAGATGGATATAGCCGGGACCCGGCTTATCCCGCCGCAGCATCGCGTCGATGATATTCTTCAGCCAGAGCGTGTTGATCGTCCAAACACCGGGCGAATTGCGCTTCTGGCCGCCCTTATGCTTTTGATCGGACCGGCGGGCCGGCGAGATTTGCGGTGCCTTCGGGTTATTACCGCCCTGCAGCAGCGTCACCCGGTTCGGGTGGATGCCCGCGGCCACGCACATATGCCAAAAGCCCAGCGCCAGATCGCTTTCGCCGCCGCGCGCGTCGATCGCCACCGTCAGCGCCGGCACGTCGCGGCCCGATCCATCCGCCAGCTTCCATCGGCGGCTGAACAATGGCAGCAGCGCCGCCCAATGTTCGCGATATTTCAGCGGCTGCAGCGTCGTCAGCCCATCCGCCAGCGTGTCGATAGACCAGCGGTCCATCAGCCACATTTCGCGATTGGCACCATGGCCGACCGCAGCACATTCGAAGCGATTATGCTGCACGTCGACCGAGACAACGACAACCTTCGCACCTGCGGGAACGGTGCCGGATTTCCAGCCCTTCTCGCGCCGGCCGAGAAGGTCGGCCGCATCGACCGGCTTTTCGCCCGAGAATTTCGAGCGGTAATTCTTGCCCGCCTTCGTGTTGACGAAGGTCCGCATGGGCGCTTCATCCTGCAGCGTTTCCCAAGCGATCTCGGCTTCGCGCCACTGGCGCGCGAGTTTGCCCCAGCTGGTGAAGGCCAGGAGGCCATCGACTGAGAAACCCCGACGCCGCTTACCGGCGCCGGGGTTCCGCGCGACGAAGCCGTGCGCAGGCAGGCGGCTGAGACTGTCGAGCAGCTTGCGCTTGTCGCCAGGCTCAAGCACACATCCGTTCGCCGGGCACTCGACGAAGACCGAACTCTCGGCATCGTCGAGCCCGCCACCATGGTCGAAGCGCAGATCGCGCATCATGTCGATGGCGATGCGCTCCCCACAGCTCGGACATTCCGGCTGCAGATGTTCATCGCTTCCACCGGCGCAAAAGCCTTCGATGCCCTTGCCCTCGCCCTTGTTCGGCGAGGAAGAAACGAATTTGGTTTCGCGCCCCTCGAAGGCTGTCGCGCGGCCTTCGAGGAGCGCAATCGCGGAGCCCTGCCCCTCGATATCATCTTCAATCTGGTCGAAGTCGTCGAGCCAGCCACGCGGCACCGGACGGGCGCGGAACTGCGCGGCCACCGGCCAGATCGTCGTCAGCAACATGCCCCGGAATTGCTTCAAGAACATATTGTCGGCGTTGGCCGCGGGCAGCAGCTCGGCCTTCACTTCCGGCGTGCCGGCGATCATCGGCCCGACGCGGCGGACAACGAAGTCCTGCGCCATTGCCTTGTCCGGCTGGCACACCAGCATGTCGGCCGGATCATGCTCGATCGACCAGCCTATCCAGGCCAGGCCGATTTCCGATTTACCCGCCTGCACCGGGCCTTGCAGCCCAACTTCTGCAGTCTCCGGCGCGCCCAGTGCGTCCATGATTTCCGCCTGCCAGGGCAGCACCTCGGCGTCATAGCCTTGATAGCGCTGCGCCCATTGGCTGACGCTTAAACTTTCCTTCGGCCGCATGAGCTTTGCGGCCCGCCTGATCAGCGCGGCACCATCCTCAAAGGGCGGGATCGCCCTCACTGGCTGGTGCAGCATTGCTCATTCGCTCCATGGCGGCGGCGATATCCCTCCGATCCGCCTCGATCATGCGATCAATGACCGCGATTACGTCGCGGCTGATGTCTGCCCGCTTTGCCAGGCGGGCCGAAAAGGTGACCAGCTTCTCGGCCACCATGATGACGAACTGACCAAGTGCGGCCTCGATTTCCAGCTTGCGCACCAGCTCGCCGCGTTGAACCGCGAGCTTGGTCGCCAGCAGCTCCTCTTCGAGCATCGCCTTGCGCTCGGTCGGCGTGAGGCCGACGGTGCGTTCATCCGCTGCCAGCGCATCGTCGCCGAGCAGCTGAAGCCCGAGCTGGCGAACTTCCTCCGATCGCGCCCGCGCCTGTTCTTCCTCGCGGCGACGCAGATCCTTGATGAAGGTGACTGCCGCTTCGAGATCGAATTCATAAGCTTGGCCATTCTTGCCCCGCGAGATGACGGGGAAGTCGGCATTTTGCTCGATCAGCTTCCGAAGCGTTGGCTCCGAAGGCATGCCGGGGATCGCCGCCAGTTCGCCCAGCGATACGATCATCGGATGGAAACCGAAACAATAACAAAAGCTTGCCCGTAGAAATGGAACTCTCTCACGTCATTCGCCTTTGCGCCCCGCATAGGGGCCAGATCCTGGAAGGACCCAGCCCCCGCATGGTGGCAGCTCAGCGTGACATGATGGCCCCCCATCGCTCCGATCCGGCTGATCGCTTCGAGCGTCGCCGCAGCTTCGCCCCAGGCTATCGCTTTGATACCCCATCCGACCCCGTGTAACGGACACCCATTATTTGCGACCATGACGATTTTACGGCTTGACGCGTTGCCCTAAGCTTTGAGCTGGGCTCGCGGCTGAGGTCCGTCCGGATTTTGCAGATGGAGCGCCGTTGAGGCGTGCACAAATCGAAGTGATGGCACGCGAATAACGCTTGCGCAGGCCGTCGGCTCCGAGCGGAACGCCCATCGGCTTCCTGATTTTGATCCAGTCGATTCGCTTCGCGCCCGCCGCCAGCTGGCGGATGGCGAGCACCACCAGCCTGCGATCGCGCTCGGGCACGAACATGATCCAGGTGCTGACCGTCTGCATGCGCGTCACCTG